TGAAAACGATTGCTGAGACACCAAATATGTACACTATAATTAATGGTGATATGTGTAATATGGCACTAAAAAATTCTAAATCTGACGTTTATGAGGACAAATTAAACCCTGAACAACAAATTGATAAGTTGTGTGAGTTACTTTATCCTATAAAGGATAAAATATTAGTACTTGGTAGTGGTAACCACGAAGACCGTATTGAAAAAGAAACAGGAGTAAATATCATTAAATATGTCGCATATAGATTAGGTATTATTGACGCATACGTTGACAATATGTGGTATTTATTCTTACGCTTTGGAAAACAGCATAGTGGAACTACTAGAGGAGTAACATACACAATAACAGGATATCACGGTGCAGGAGGTTCATCTGTAGGTGCTAGTGTTAACAAAGTACAACAGATGACAAGTATTGTACCTGCTGATATTTATGTTATGGGACATACACATAAAGCGTCCATAACACCACATACAGTATATGAGGTAAATTATGGTAATAGTAGCCTTAAAAAGAAAGATAGTATATGTGTTGTAACTAATAGTTTTGTTGAACCAGGAGGATATGGTGAGAAAAAAGGATACCAACCACTAAGTACTGCACAAACAGTCATTGAATTAGATGGAACTAAACACAAAATAAAAACAATGATGGAAATTTAAGGGGTGATATGATGAGTATTCTATTGACAATATTGAAAATAATTGGTATAATATTAGCAGGAATAATTGGTACAGTGTTCTGTTTGTCTGGGATACTCCTATTATTCCTAAAACACAAAGAGGGCGATAACCATTAACCCTAATGTAATTAATTTAAAAATACCTGAGTTTTATCCTAAACAGGTAGAATTTTTAAAAGCAAAAGAACGCTATGTTAACTTTGGTGGTGCAAGAGGTGGGGGTAAATCGTTCATAATGCGTTGGAAAGTTATTTTCCTAGCATTAAATAATCCAGGTGTTCAGATACTACTTTTGAGACGTAAATTAACCGATTTAAAGGAAAACCACCTAGTTCCACTTCAAAAAATGCTAAATTGCAATGCTAGAGATAAAAGGAGACACATTGCTGAATTTAGAAGTCAGGATAAAGAGTTTCTATTCCCAAATGGGTCTAGAATTAAATTAGGATATTGTGATAATGAGAATGACGTATTACAATTTCAAGGACAATCATATGAAGTAATATGTATGGAGGAGGCAACAATGTTTACTGAATTTCAGTTTAGAACACTTGTTGAAAGTAATCGTCCTAGTGGACTTATGATAAACCCTATTCCTTGTAGAATGTACTTTACTTGTAACCCTGGTGGTGTTGGACACGCTTGGGTTAAGAGATTATTTATAGATTGTAACTATATTAACGGTGAAGACCCAGCCGATTACCACTTTATACAATCGTTTGTATATGATAATAAGTGGTTAATGGAAAATTCACCTGAATATGTTAAAAATCTAGAAACTGAACCTAATGAGGTTCGTAAAAAACAAATGCTATATGGTGACTGGGATGTGTATGAAGGTCAGTTCTTTGGAGAATTTGATAAAGATATACACGTTTGCAGACCTAAGAAATTACCAGAACATTGGTATTTATATAGAGCATTAGACTATGGTCTCGATATGTTTGCTTGTTTACATATTATGGTATCACCAAAAGGAGATATGTATTGTATACACGAGATACACGAGAGCAATTTAATTGTTAGTGAGGCTGCTGAACGAATGAAAATGGCTACTAAAGCCCTTGGTTTCAAAGAAAGTGACGTACACCTTACATTAGCACCTGGCGATTTGTGGAATAGACAAACAACGACAGGTAGAAGTGCCTTTGACTTATTCTATGATAATGGCGTAATACTAACCGAAGTATCTAGAGATAGACCAAACGGATGGTTATGTGTTAAAGAATTGATGAAAATCGAAGATGCCGAAGATGAGTTAACTGGTGACCCTATAAAAGTTAGTAAATTACACATATTTGATGTATGTAAAAATTTAATTAAGAACATACCATTAGCACAATTTGATGAAAATAAGTATAATGATATGGCAACTGAACCACACGAAATCACACATATACTTGATGCATTACGTTATTTCTGTATTTATTGGATAAATACACCAGATAAACCAAAAAAGGTTGATGGAAGAAGAATGACCTGGACACAAGATATGATAGATGATTACTATAATGGTTCAGAAAGTATTAAGAGAAGGATGGTGGAATTGTATGGCGAAATCAACTACTAAAAAGCATAAAAATGCTGGTAATGAAATACAAACAATTGATGAAAACCTACATAAAAAACCGAATAAAGAAGAGAGATTAAAATATTGGCAAGATAAGTATGCTGATAGTTATAATGCATACCAATCAACATTACAAGACATTGACGAATTATTTAATATCTATGAAGGTACTGGTGATATCTATAAAGCAGATGGTTCAAAAGCACCAAAAGGAACATCTAGTGTTCGTAAAGTTGCATTTGAACTAGTTGAAGCACAAGTTGACGTAACAATTCCTCAACCAAAAGTTATAAGTTTGGCTGGAAATGAAGAACGTGCTATGACAGTTGAACATTTCTTAATGAACGAAATTGATAGATTACCATTTGAAAAGATAGCAGATATTCAAGGTAGAATAACTCCTATCGTTGGTTCAAGTTTTACACTAGTTGAATGGGATAACTCAATTAAAACTAAGAATACAGTAGGAAAATTAAAGGTTACAAACCTTGACCCTAAATGTGTAATCCCACAAAAAGGTAAAACATCTATTGATGATAGTGATTATATCTTTATTCGTATGTTAGAAAGTAAAGCATCTATCAAAAATAGATATGGTATTGATATAAGTCAATTAGAGTACATATCACAAACTGAAACAGATATGGATGAAACACATAATGACGAGTTAGTAACTCACATTTATTGTTTCTATAAAGATGAAAATGGAAATATTTGTCTATTTAGTTGGGTAGACAACTATGTAATTAATGATTTAGAAAATTATTTTGCTAGAAAAGAATACAAATGTACTAAATGTGGAAGAACAGTTAAAAAAGATACTAAAAAATGTGAATGTGGTAATACTAAATTTGAATTACAAGATGTAATTAATGAAGAAATCACCATTACAGTTGATGTACCTGAAACTATTTTAGGAATTCCAACAGGAAGAATGACTAAAAAGAGTAAAACAATCACTGTTCCATATTATATACCAAAAGTATTCCCAGTTGTAAAAAGAGATAATGTTAGTAAACGAAATTCATTCCTTGGTTCGAGTGATGTAAATATTATTAAAGACCAACAAAATGATTTAAATATTACAATGAGAAAAATTAAAGAGAAACTTTTAAAAGGTGGTTCAATCGTAACTATTCCAGAAAAAAGTGACTTTAAAGCAACAGATGAAGAATTAAAGATAATCAGAGTTAAAAGTCCTTCTGAAGCACAATTAATTGATGCTAAAGCAATTCAACCAAATATATCTACTGATATGGGTATTCTTGAATTAAATTATAATATTGCAAGACAAACTATTGGTATTACTGATAGTTTCCAAGGTAGATATGATAGTTCAGCAACTAGTGGTAAAGCAAAACAAATAAGTGCTGAACGAAGTGCTGGTCGTTTAAAATCTAAACAAGATTTAAAAAATGACTGCTATGCTGATTTATATAGAGTTATGTTCTACTTTATGTTAGCATATGCTGATGAATTACAAAGTATTTATTATCAAGATGACTATGGTAAAATGCAATATAAGATGTTTGATAAACGTATGTTTATTGATGTAGATGCTGATGGTAATTATTTCTATGATGATGAGTTAGTATTTGATACTGATGAAAGTTCTACACTTGCAAATGATAGACAATGGATGTGGCAACAAACAAGAGATAACTTTATGTCTGGTGCATATGGTGACCCAACTGACGCTAGTACATTAGTAATGTATTGGCAAATGATGAACACATTACATTATCCAGGTGCAAAACAAGCATTAGAATACGCTACTCAACGATTAGAACAGCAACAACAAGCAGCACAAGTACAACAAGAACAACAAGCAAGTGCGTTACAAATGCAAAATGACACTGCTTATGCAAATGCTCAAGCAAAACAAAAAGCAGCCGATGCTAATATGATGAAATCTAGAGCATCAGCAGTTGAAAGTTTGCTACAGCAAATGACGCCAAATAAAGAAACAACAACTGAAGAGAAGTAAGTTGTTTGGGAGTATTAAGGGAACTACACGTCCACGTATACATTGGTAGTGAGGGTTAGAATTGGACGTTTAATTAATGTATATAAAAATCTTTAGAAAGGAGTGTTACAATGGAAAAAGGATACCTAGGACGTATTAACAACAGAGGAAATCAAGTTGTTCAAGGTCCAGTAAAAACACCTAAATCTAAATCAGGAAAAGTGAAAACTGGTAAAGATTTAAGAGCAAAATAGTGGTCAATAGATGTAACACCCTATAACCACTGCAAAGTGAGAGGCTGCAAAACGGAAGTGCACCGACATTCGCCTTGGAAATAGCACAGGAGGAAGAAATGAAAGAGGAATTAAGAATGCCTTTATCTATTCAAATGTTCGCTGAAGAAGATGAAGGTTCTGCTGCTAATGAAATTGATACTGACGCAGACAATATCGAAACTACAGAAGATACTAGTGAAACTGTAGAAACTGAAGACGAACAAACAAGTACTGTTAAAAATTCTACTAAGGAGTATTCTGAAAGATTAAATAGAGATAGAGAAAAAATCAGAAAAGAAATTGAAGAAGAATATAAATTAAAGAATGACAATTTAGCAAAAGCGAGAGGTTTTGAAAATTGGGCAGAACTTGAAGAAGCATCTAATCGTGAGATGCTTGAAGGATTTGGAGTAAATGACACTGAAGGATTTAATAAATATCTAGAAAATGTTATTGCTAACAATCCTGCTATGCTACAAGCAAAAGCAATTATCGCTGAAGACCAAAGAAAAAATGCTGAAAGACAAATCCAAGAAGATATTGTAACTATCTCAAAGATTGACCCAAGCATTACATCAATTGCCGACTTATTAGCACATCCAAGTTATGCTAATATCGCTAAAAAAGTCGAAAACGGTATGAACTTAGTTGATGCTTATAAGTTAGAAAACTTTGAGGCACTAACAAATAAACGTAGTGATGCTGCTGTTGCACACGCTATGAATAATATATCAAACAAAAGTCATATGACAACAATGAATGGTAGAGCATCTACCGATGTTGCTGTACCAAGTGATGTTTATGCTATGTATAAAACATTTAATCCAAATATGACTGATGAAGAGATTAGAAAACATTATTCTAATTATGGAGGGTAATTAAATGGCAAAGAAAAAAGTTGAAATTGATGAATTAAAAAATGAATTAAAAGGTTTAGATTTGCCTGAAAATACTCTTCAAAGATTAGTTGATAACGAATACGAATTTACAAACGAAGATATGGTTGATACTGATATTAATAATACTCAAGATGTTGCCGACAGTTCGGAAGAAATAGAAGAGAAAGTTGAAGTTAATTATAAAGGTAGAGGTTTCAAAACATATGAAGAGTGTGTAAATTTTGTAAACACTGAAAAATTTAAACGCTTAGGCGTTGCTGACCAAGAAGAATTTATTGCTTGGTTAAATAAATAGGAGGAAATAAAATGGCAAAAATTCAATCATACGATAGTTTAAGAACATATCCAATTGAATACATCCTAAGTGATGCAACTACTTTAGATATTGGTGACTTAGTAACTATCAGTTCTGGTAAAGTTATTGCTTTAGCAGATAACACAAAACCAACTTATATTGTAGTTGGTGCAAAAGCAAACGGAAAGTATCCTGTTGCTGCTATTACTGATGATATGATACTAGAAGACACTAGTGCAATCTACGGTTTCTCAGCATTAGGAAACAACCTATACAGAAAGTAATTTAACAAGGAGGAGAAAATAAATGGCTGGTATAGTATTTAGTAAATCTTCAGGATTAAACGACACTATTTATGGTAAAGTTGAAGCACCAGTTCGTGCATTCCTAGAAGAAAGAAATAGAGCAAATGAAGAAGGCTCATTAGTAAAAGAAATGTTCAAAATGGTAGATAGTACTCATTTTGGTGAAAAATTTGCTTCATTAACACAATTAGCACACGGTTTCCAACCAGTTGGTGAAG